CGAAACATCTGTCTCGTCTGCTCTGTCTTGTAGGTATCTTAGATATGACTTCATACTGCACTAATGCAGCAAGTCAGTCATCGTTGTCAAGATCTTCTGGTTCTACCTCAATCTCACAGTCACCATTGCAGTTCCAGCAAGTGTCTTTGTATTCTTCTTCATAACCTATATCGACATCGAAGCTTTGCCTAATAAACCTAGTGTAAGTCAGAGTGCCATGACCATAGCACTCTGGGCATTCAATAAGGGATGTAGTCATCAACATCTGGTATGTCATGGTTGTCCTCCCAAGCTTTAGTTGCACGTTGCAGAAACTTCTCACGATTAAAACGTGGATTAGTTTTTTCTAGCTCATCAGCTATTGAATGCAGATGAGAGGGCCAACCTACCATTGGCCCAATCGTGTCTGCAATAAATTCATAGTGCTGTTTGCTCATTCTCATTATGCCATCTCCATCCATTGTTTTGATTTCATTGCGCTAGCAATCTGTAGCTCACGATTGTACTTAGCGATCTCAGGCTTACGCAGATCTTGTGTGTGCGTAGCCCAGTAAGTAAGGCAGTTGTACAATGCCCACTTGTTAGAGCCGAGGCTGCTGCGCTCGTCGTTCCAAATACTCAGCAAGTTTTCGAGTTGCTTTTCGTTGGTCTTGGTGACTGACTGCTGGCGTGTGAATGCTTTGCAGACAGTCTTCTTAAAGAAGTCTTCGATCTGTGGTTGCTCTAGCTTGGTTTGCATCCAGCTTTGCCACACATCCTTGCGTGATTTGAAATGCTCAAGGCCATTAATTACCTTGGCTGCTGCGCCTTCGACGTTGATTGATGCGGTGTGCTTGTACCTACTGCGCGCTACTGCATCTGGTGTGGTGCAACCATTTTTACACCATAATCTATAAGCATCTGCTACCTGAGAAAAAGACCAAGACGCATCATAGCTATTGAAGAAGTTTACTCGGAACTTAACGTAGTCACCAACGTCTGGTTCAATAACAATGTTATTAAATAGTATCTCACCTCTTAGTTTGCGACCGTCTTCAAGCACATCGACGCTTACTTCATAATCGTCTGATAGATCTGCTGACTTTACTCCGTCGAGAACTGAGTTGACTACATCATCATGTGATACAATCTTGTAGCGTGATCCGTGTACGCCCAACACCTGATCGGTGTCGGTACGCACAACAGCTTGATGACCAGCAATGATATTGCCAAGCTGGTCGTGGATTGGTTGTTGTTCAACGGGAAAGTTGAAGTCATTCATTGAGAAATGTTTCATGCTGCGGTCTCCCTGTCATCGCGCAATGGATTGTAGTTAAAGGTTAATGCGTTGCGATCATCTGCAAACAAAGTAATGAAAGCTTTATCGCCCTTGTTGTTAGTCAGCGTTAGCTTCCTAGTCACAAAGGATGCATTGATAGTTTCATCTATTAAGATGTTGGTAATGTCGTGAAAGCACATGGTTGAATACATACTGGTTCTCCTTATACGTCTATAGTTATAGTTGCGCTGTTAATCTGCTCATTGATTAGATCAATAATGTCATATGAATGATCAGATATATTCCATTCTTGTGGGCTTTGCTGATGCAGTTCTTCGCGCACTACTTCACGAATGTATTGCACAATGAGTGTATTCAATTGGGTTGAGTTAAGTTCCATGTTAGTTCTCCTTGGTTTATGCCCTGCATTATTGCAGTGACAATAGTTAAAGTCATTAGTTACCTTACGTCACTTTGGTTTTCGTTTTGGTTTTACTTGCGGCATTTCGTGCTTGTGAATGACGCACTGCACTTCACCATGAGCAAGTGACGGATTCGTTTTTAAAAACTGATCGCATTCTTCTGGCGTAGAAAATGCCACGAATGCAATCCAAACTGTCTTGAACATCTTGCCTCCTAAGTTAGCAATGATAAGCATAGAAACAGTGCCGCGAAGAGCGACACTGCTGCGATGAGATTAAGTAGTAACGGGGGCACTAGGCCACCCGCTTTCTAAGATCGTTGAAGTTACGCGCCTTGGGCGCTGCGGTTGGGCGTGAATTGGGAAGCCATGTTTCACCGCATGTGATGTGCTTGTAGACCTCAAGGTCAGCGTCATGACGTGTCTGTAACTCGTCAAGCTCTGGGCAGAGACGATCGATCCAACGTTGGCTGCGCTCGATGTCGCTGATGTTCTTAGCTTCGACTGCTGTGTCGTAGTCACCGAGTGCATCAGCAATTTGCTTGCGCTTGAAGTTCAAGCTGTTGTGTGAGGTGTAGCAAGCATCGCGTGCTAGTCCGACAAGGAACTTGTCGTTGACAGCAGTGCCACCTGTTTTAGCATCAGGATTAGAGATGTCGTGGTTATGATAGTTAATAACCTCTAGTTTAAGTTTTGCGAGTTGAGATAATGTCTTAGTCATTTGCTAGTTCTCCTGTGTGTGTCGCGAGGACCACCCTCGCGATGACAGACAAATGGCACAGACTGAAACGCCAGAGGCGCTTGCAGTTCGCAAGGAGCAAAGCGAAGCGTACCTTGCGAACTGTTGAAGGCTGATGACATGAAGGATGGCAAGCGAGGTGGCCGCAGAGACACAAGGAGAACGGCGCTATGACGCATTATCTTACGAGCAAAACTGATACTAGCCTTGTAGTATGTAATAGTATGTCAAGTGAAGAAATGCAGTGTGACGTAGGGTAATTAGTATAGTGACGTAACGTAACTATTGACACGCACATAGGAAATAGTGTTAGCGTGGGGGGAGAGAGGGAGAGGGGGGCTAGTGAATGAAACATAAGCCCCAATGTTTAAACAATCCTTCTTTATGATAGCTTACTGAGTTTAGCTAAACACAGACGACAGCAGTTAGCTAGATGTTAGTCGTCAGCTTAGAAGAAAGGATTGTAGTGTGGTTCCCGCTAAGAAGCTAACTGATAAACAGGCTGCGCTGGTGGATATAATGGTAGCAAAAGGATTGCCACCAGCTAAAGCTGCCATCGAAGCTGGATATGCTGAGGGCAAAGCTGGATACGTCTCAGCTTATAGAGCTTTAAAAACAGCCCATGTGCAGCAGTACATGATGCAGAGAATGAATGAAGAGTTTGGACTTAGTGCTACCGTGGCTGTGAACACAGTGCGTAGGCTGTCACAGGGTGCTAAGTCTGAGTACGTTCAGCTTGAAGCGAGTAAGGATTTGCTGGATCGTGCTGGCTATAAACCTATTGATAGAAGTCAGGTACAGGTGGCTGGTGACATCAAGGTGTCAATAGATCTAGGGTAATTTGTTCTTAGCTGTGCTGTGGCAGTGGGGGTAGGGGGAAAAACCTAGCAGCTAGTTACTGTAATAGTCCCCTGCTCACATTATTAGCCCTATAAGTTTGTGCATTGTCAGTTTTATTTTTTTTATGCTAGGGGTTTGATTATGAGTAGGTATGAGAAGAAGCCTGAGGCGCAACCGCCGCGATCGGATACGAGTGTTGCCAAGGCTGCATTGAAGAGTGTTGGCTATGCGCGAAGAGCATAAGAGTAAGACTGGTGGGTTAACTCCTGAAGGTCGGCGTTATTTCAAGAAAACTGAGGGTGCTAATTTAAAGCCACCTGTTCCCAAGGGCACTAATCCTCGTCGTGTTTCGTTTGCTGCTCGGTTTGCTGGTATGAAGGGGCCGATGAAGGATGAGAAGGGTCGCCCTACTCGAAAGGCCTTGGCTTTAAAGAAGTGGGGTTTTGGTTCTGTGGAAGCGGCTAGGAATTTTGCAAGGAGGCATAAGAAGAGCTAATGTGTTTTGGTGGTGGTGGCGGCAAGAGCGCTGAGCAGATGTATCAAGAGAAGAAGCCTGAGTTTGGTGTTTTACCTTCTTTGAGTATGGATAAGAGTGAGATGAAGGCACCTAAGTTGGAGGATGTGGTTCGCAAGGGAGCGAAGCGCAGGAGTTTATTTTCAATGGGGAGTTACTGATGTCGGAAGCTATGGATAAATTAAAGGCCATTTCTAATCCTACTGGTGATCCTAGAAAGGTTAAAGACAGGCTTATTTCTATGGCTGAAAAGCACGATAAGTCTCTTGATAAGAATATTAAATCATTTGAAAAGTCTGGCAATGATAAGGCTGTTAAAGAAATGAAGGCTGATAAGTCTAAGGTGCGAGCTATTATTAAGAGGTTAAAGTCTCGCGGTGGTGGCGGCGGCATGATTAGTGTTTATAAGAATGCTGGTAAGAGTTTAGTTCGCCTTATGAGGAGTGAATAATGCCACAGGGAAAAGGAACTTACGGATCTAAGGTTGGACGTCCTTCTAAGCAGAAGCCAAGTGGAAAGAAGAAGTAGTGGCTGAGACTGTAGAGCAGCGTTATGACCGTCTTTCTAAGGAGATGGCTAAGTTCGAGGAGATGGTTCCTGACGTTATTCGAGACGAGCCTGATGCTTCTAGGTCTGATAAGATGAAGCGTAGATATGTAAATAAGACGCGCAAGGCTGTAGAGTATTTCCGTAACAGGCACCCTAAGTACAAGAGTTTATTAAAGCAGCTTGAGTCTATTGAGGCTAAGTGGGATAAAGAAGGGAAGCATATGTAATGGCTGTTAATGCTGCTGGTAACTATACAAGGCCTAAAATGCGGAAGTCTTTGTTCAACAGAATAAAGGCTGCTAATATTCAAGGCACTGCTGCTGGCAAGTGGTCGGCAAGAAAGGCGCAACTCTTAGCAAAGCGGTATAAGGCTGCTGGTGGAGGATATAAATAATGGCACGTAAGACAAAAGTTATTCGCAATACTAATGCAAAGAATCGTAAAACTGTTTCTGAGTTAAAAAAAGAACGCGATAGGTTAGATGTTGATATAGCACATGAGCAGATGTTTCAGGAGCTTAATCCTGAAGATCATCCTATTAGCTTTGAGCCTAGTGCAGCAGAAAAGAAAGCATCAGAAAAAAAAGAGAAAAAGATGCGAGTTAGGCTTAAAGCAATTAATCGTATGATTTCAAAAATGTCTGGTAAAAGCGGCGGTGCTGGTGGCAGAATGATGATGCCTCAGGAATATTCCAAGCGTACTTTGTATAAGCCTAAGACGAACTAATGAAAGCCCCGCAGAAGTCATTACTTAACTGGGGCAAACAGAAGTGGCGCACCGAGTCTGGCAAGAAGTCTAGTGAGACTGGTGAGCGTTATCTTCCTAGTAAGGCTATCGCTGCTCTTAGTGATTCTGAATATGCAGCTACAACCGCAGCTAAACGAAAGGGTAAGGCAGCAGGTAAGCAGCATGTGGCTCAACCGAAAGCTATTGCCAAGAAAGTAAGGAAATATAGAACATAATGGCTTGGTATATTAAGAACACAGGGGAGCTTTGGACTGGGGAAATTCACCACTTTCAAGGCTTTACTTGGACTTACAAGACTCACATGAGTTATTCAGCAAAGCTGGAAGAAGGCCCAGAGCCAGTAAAGGCCAGAACAAAAAAGGGTACGTTTAAAGCTGACGATCCTTCTACGCCTTCAATTGATGAATCCAAAAAGAAACCAAGGCGCAAAGCTAAATGAGTTTTATTAGCACGATTAGGAAGCAAGACTTAGATCTTCTTCGCGGCATTGTTCGCAAGGTTCACTTTGCTTACATAGAAGAAAAGCATGGGAAATCTTTTGTTACCAATGCGGAATGCGATAAACTGATAGAAAGTATTGCGCCTGAGGTAGTAGAGGATATGATCCGATTTGGAGTCGATAAGGGTCTTAGATGATAGACTTTAAGTACAAGCCTGATGGTGATGTACTAAAAACCTTTATGAAGGATGACACCTTCTTTCGTGGCATAAGAGGCCCAGTTGGTTCTGGCAAATCTGTTGGTTGCTGTGTTGAGGTATTTCGCCGCGCCATTCAGCAGAATAAAGGCTCGGACGGAATACGAAAAAGTCGTTGGGCTATTATTCGTAATACAAATCCCCAGCTTAGAACTACTACTATCAAGACTTGGTTAGACTGGTTTCCGGAAAAAGACTGGGGCAAGTTTACTTGGTCAGTGCCATACACCCACCGCATTCAAAAGGGAGACATAGATCTTGAGGTTCTTTTCTTGGCCCTTGATAGGCCCGAAGACGTTAAGAAACTTCTTTCTTTGGAACTCACGGGTATCTGGATTAACGAAGCAAGAGAGATTCCTAAGAGTATTATTGATGCCTGTACGATGCGTGTTGGTCGTTTTCCTTCTATGCGTGATGGCGGCCCTACTTGGACTGGCGTTATTGCCGATACCAACGCCCCTGAGGAAGATCATTGGTGGCCCATTATGTCTGGCGAAGTACCAATCCCAGATCATATACCGCGTGAGCAAGCTAAGATGCTGGTTAAACCAGACAACTGGTCTTTCTATACCCAGCCCGCTGGTATGGTTGAGAAGAAGAATCAAGATGGAGAAATAGAAGACTATGATCCAAACCCAAAGGCTGAGAACACAAAGAACATGCTTAAGAGTTATTACCCAAATCTTATTAGGGGTAAGACTAAATCATGGATAGATGTGTATGTGATGAATCAGTTGGGTCATATTCAAGATGGAAAGCCTGTATATCCAATGTTTGCATCAGAAGTTCACATAGCAGAAGAAGAAATACCCGTTGCTGCAAACATGCCAGTTTATGTTGGTGTGGATTTTGGACTAACTCCTGCTGCGGTCTTTGGTCAAAAGGTAAGGGGCAGATGGTTTCTGCAATCAGAGATAGTCGCAATAGACATGGGGATCGTGCGTTTTGCAGAGGTTCTAAGAAATGAATTATCCACGAGGTTTGCAGCAGCCTCAGAAGTAATTATCTATGGTGATCCTGCGGGTGACTTTAGAGCGCAGACTGATGAATCGACTCCTTTTCATATTCTGCGCGGTGCTGGCTTGAAGGCGTTTCCTGCGCCTTCCAACTCTGTTGACCTCCGGCTAGAGTCGGTATCCTCCCAGTTGACGAAGATGGTCGAAGGTAAGCCAGCACTACTAATAGACAGACGATGCCCTCAGTTAATTAAGGGTTTTGAAGGTGGCTATGCGTATAAGCGCATGGAGGTTAGCGGCGAGAGATACGCAGATAAACCAGATAAGAATATGTTTAGTCACGTTCATGATGCGGCTCAGTATTTATTCTTAGGTGCTGGAGAGGGCAGAGCTTTGATGAACTCTCAGAAACCAGCCAGACCTGTTATTGCCAAGCGTAACTTCGATGTATTTAATAGAGGCCCAAAGCAACGAAACAAACCTAGCTTCTGGTCTAGGATGTAGTTTGTGCATTGAACTTTATTCTCTTCTATGCTTACGAAGGGAAAACGAAGGAGATTGCTATGTGTTTTGGTGGTGGCCCAAGCAGAGCGGAAAAAGAGGCGGCAGCCGAGCAAAGGGTTGAAGCTGACATTGCTGAGCGTGAAGAAGTTGAAAGACGCGCTAGGCAAAAGCGCGAAGATATTTCTGAGGCTATAGAATCAAGAAGAGGTAGAGGCACAAGGCGTTCTTTGTTTAAAGCTTCTCGCCAATCATTCATGGGTAGGTTTAGATAATGGCCGAAGATGCAGTCGCAAAAAAATATATTAAGTCTTA